TGGGTTATGAGCCCAACGAGCTGCCGCTGCTCCACCCCGCAAGGTGTCGGTTTGTTCCTGCCAACCGAAAAGGGTGTCTTTCCACTCGTCAGACGGTATTTCCCGACCGCCAACGGACACAACAAAATGGACTTTATTCCCCTGCTCCCTCCGTGTAGGGCTTCACGGTCTTGCCCGTCTTCGGCTTCAAACACTTTGCGACATAGCGCAACAGCTTACCGTCGGCGGTGGTATAGCTTTCCTCGCAGCGTACCGTGCAACGGTCAATCTGAATGCCCTCGCACGTCTCGTCTTCAAGAGGAATGACACGGAAAGCATGTTCGCCAGCGATGAGACCGTCGTTGTCTTCAAACGGGCGGGTCTTGCCTTTTTTTACGAAAAGACTGAACTCGAACTCGTATGTGGTCTTGCCGTAACGGGCATCGACAATTTCGCCTCCCTCTTCCTGTGCAGTGACCTCTTCGCCTGCGGTAGGAGTGAGCTTGGTCGTGTCTTTTTTCGGGGTGTCGATTTCCGTCCATTGGGCGGCTGGTGTCCCGTCAGTAGATGTTGCGGTCTTGATGCCGCATTTACCCCAAGATAAAATCATAACTGTATAATTTTAGAATTAATACTTGATACTTAATTGTATAGCCTATATCCCAGCTTTACCACGACAAAATGCTGTTTGATGTCGGGTTCGGCTTCGGTGTAGATTGTCTGTCTCAACTCGAACACGTAATTTGTCCCGCTGCCCAACAGGCTGTCCACCCAACCCTGCGCAAGGATTTCGAGCGTTTCTGTCCGCTCCCCGTCCTCCACGAGAACCCCGTTTTCATAAGGGTCGATGTCGGGGACATAGATGTTCACGGTAACCACGCCCGTTTCTATCTCGTCAGGAAGTCCCGTCGTGAAAATCACGACAGCATCCTCCAAACGGCTGTCACGGGGACGCAGACCGTTCCGATAGACCCCGCCTGAAATCTCGGTTGCGAGTTCGCTGCCCCGTAGCAGGGCGATGATGTCCGTTTGTACCTGTTTCGCTGTCTTTGCCATAATCACTTCAATCCGAGTTTCCTTAACATTTGAGGAACTAACCTTTCGGCAAGCAGTTCTGCGCTGTCAAGCACGTCATAGCCCTTTGCAGAAACATAGGCGGCATAGTTCATTCCTGCGCAAACAATCAGAACAATGCCTTTCGGGTATTTTCGGGCGAGCTCCCTTGCGTAATCCGCACCCGTCTTTGAACCCTCCTGACCGTTTTTAACTTCCGCAAAACCTGATATATCTGCCACCCTCCCGTCCACGACGACCACATAGCCGAGACTGCTGCGCAGGTTGCCTGTTTGGTCCTTGTAGGAGTTGGTCGAGCGGGCTTCGTTAAGAACCAGCTCTCCGATATACGAAAAGTTGTTGATAATGATCTGCATCCATATATCCAACTTCCTTTCGATGTAGCTGTTTATCTCGCTGTTCGGTGTCACTTGTCTTATCGGCATACCAAGTTATTTTCTGCGAATTTGCCCGACATGGCGTTTCCTTTTCGCTCTCGTATGTTTTTATGAGTGTTCAAAGAAACGCCGGCATTCGGGCTGAAATCGGGTTATATTGTCAGCCTTATTTCGCACACGGCTTCCAAAGGCTCGACTTGCATAATCGAAAACTCCCCGAGTAAAGTGCCAGCACGGTCTTTGAGCCTGATTTGCTCTGCATTGAACTCCTGCTCCTCAATCAGTACCGTGTACGAGGCGATAGTGAAATGTTCGCCGTTCACGACCCCGAACTTGTTATGCTGGTTGGGGATATACTGACACGGGATAGGCTCTCCCCAAGATGCTTCCGCTTTCTTCGGATAGCCCGTAACAGGGTCAAGCCCTCCGCCGCCTGTCTTGCGCTTTACCTCGATGGTTCCGTTTTCGATTATCATAAGAACTCGCCTTTATATCCGTAAGTAATCCCTAATCCATCGGCATTGTCGCCTATTTCGTCAAGGATGCTCTCTGCCTCTTGCCTGAACCATCGGCGGTCTTCATCCGAAAAGCTGTAAGTAATGCCACCCTGTGATACGTTGGGGGCTTTCGAGAGATAGAGATACACACGGGCTTTCGCACGTTTGAACTCTTTACTCCCCCGAAGTTCCCCTGTTGCTTCGGCATCAACGCTAATCCCAACCTCATCGGCTACATCTTGTATGGTAGCCAATGGGATTGGGTAGCCGGACAGACTTTTCAAAGATTGCAGTACGTTCATACTTACTCAGTTTCTCCGTTGTTCCACTTCGTGTTCGTGGTGTTGATGAACACCAGTGAAGCACGGTTAATCAATCCGGGCTGAACGTAGGCTTCTGCCATTGTAACCTCCAACATCGGATTGAGTTCGGAGTAACGGGTCATCTTGTAATACGATGCCTGCTGCTGCAATGCTTCTGTGTTAGGCACGTTAGGTACGGGCTTGTAATAAGTCCAACCAAGCTGCGGCACGGGAGAGAGAGCAACCGTGTTCACGTTCCAAGGCTTGATTGTTTCCTGCGTACCGTCGTTGTGTTCGATGGTTGCGTATGTGTCAAGCACAAGGAACTGCGGATAGCCCTTGCCGTTCATGTAGCTGTTCACGCTGGAGAGGTTAATCATGTCAGCGGTAACAAGGTTTTGGTCGTAGCGAGGGAACAATCTGCGAGCAACGGATTTCTGCTGGATAAGTTCCTCAAACTTAGCTTTCTCCAAAACCGCATACTTGGGCTTCTTCAAGCCCTTTTTACCGATTTTCTCCGCTGCATCCGCAACATCTTTCAAGCCATCAGCCTTTTCCGCATCGCTCCATGCGACCTTAACACCGATGAAATTCTCTTTCGGAACATTGAAGTTGATGATGTCCTCCGTAGCCATGTCGCCCTCAATGTTCTTGGGGAACGTCTGAATGCCATTAGAGCCGATACGCATAGCATCAATCTCAACCTTATAGTCCATGGCGTTGTTGCAGAAGTCCAAGTCGTCATAGACCATATCAACAAGGTAACGAGCGGTTGCAGCATCCTCCGTGTTAGCGGCTGCGATGGTCTGCAAGTCGTTATACTCGTTGATTTCGATTTCATCTTTCTCACGGCTCACCGCAATCTTAGACAGCTTCCCACTCCATGAGCCGACCGTCTTACGGGTCTTTTTCGGGGCTTTCGTGTTGAATGCGACACGGTCTGCCGACACGGGAATACCCTCGTTGCCCTCCAATCCTTTCAAGTCAAACTTGGGGGTGTACTTCAACGGGAAGAGGGTGCGCCACGCAAGCCCATTACCCGGTTTGTAGGAATTGACAGCAACCTGCATTCCGGGCTGGTCGATGTCAAATAAAGGTTTGTTCATTGCCATAAATCAATCCTCCTTTTACACAAGTGCAATCATTGGCAGCAATGCGGCTACCTCGCTGGCTACGTTAGCCGTTTCCTTTCTCAAATTCGCACCATTGATAAGGCGCACATGCTGGTCGCCCTCGTTAGCTGCAAGGCGGTTGCCCGTAACGTACACAGGTGTCAAGATAGGCTCTGCCGCATCTGTGCTTGCCTCCTTTGCTTGATAGAGGACTTTACCTGCCTCAATATCGACACCGAGCGTAACCGTTACTACATCCTTATCTTCGGCAGAAGTATCAACAGCGGTACAAGCCACCGCCTTTTTGCCGATGGCAATAACATCGCCAACAGCAATTCCGCTGCCCTTTGCGATATTGATAGTTGTGTCCGCTTTAGCGACTGCACCAACAAGGCAGTAGCCCTTAATCAGCGCAAACTTTCCGTTTTTCTCCCCGACTGCGGTCGTAGGGGGAGCATCGAACGATGGATTTTCTACCAATCCACCTCCGGGCTTTTCAGCGAAAACCTGCTCAATGTAGATAGGCTCAACCTTGGCAGGGTCTTGGTGTTTGAAATTTACTTCCATTGTTATTTGGTAGTTTCTGTTGCCAACCCTTGGATGGCGGGGGTTGCCATTGCCGCCTCACGTTCTTTGATACGAGCCTCCAAGTACGGGTTTTTCTCCTCGCCCTTGCCTCCGGCTGCACCTGCTTTCGGTCTTGTCACGACACCGCCCTTTGCTTGATACTCATTCGTGATAGCTTCCACATCAGGGGTGATTTCCCCAATCCAGTTGTTGAAGTCTTCATCGTCCTTGAATGTCATTCGTGCAAAGTCCTTTTCGTAACGCTGACGGATTTTTTCGGGAGCATCTTTCAGAATTGCTTCAAGCGATGCTTTACGGCTTGTAGCAACCTTTTCACCTTTCATAGCAGCGACCTCGCCAAGAAGTTGCTCGTTGGACTTTACCAACGCTTTTGCCCAAGCAGGCATTTCCTCCTCACCGGGTTTCGTTTCCTCATTCGGCTTCGGCTGCTCTGTCGGCTTCGGCTCTTCAACCTTTTTTCCGTCTTTCAGACCATGTTTTTTCTCATAGTTGATGACTGCGGTCTGCTGCGCTTCCGTAGCACGACTGTCCCCGTAACTTTCGAGAACTTGCTGGAATGTTACCCCCTCAACAGCGGTTGCAACATCTTCCGACTTTGTTACAGTCTTGGCGAGCTTGTCGGCAATCCTGTTCAAAATAGCCTCACTGACCCCCTGAAATTTGGCTTTCAGTGCTTCTAAAATTTCCTTTCTCATATACATAAACTAATTAGTTTACACAAAGGTAGATAAAATTTGCAAAATACTTATATTACAAGCGGTAAATTTGCGTATTTCAGATATTTCTATAATAGTCAAGAAGATTGATGGTTACGAAAAATCAATAAAAAAGTTTATAAA